CAGCACTATCTGAATCATTTAAAAACTCTAACATATCTTGTAAATAAATCTCAGATTTTCTATAAGTATCTTGTTTGTAAGCGTTTAACTCTGAAGGGTCTACTATAGTAGCAAACTCATCAATGTTATGTACTATACCCATACTACTACTATTGCTTTGCACCTCATTAATAACCTCAAACCTTGTAAACCAAGATAAACATCTTACTAAAAAATCATCTACTAATGCCTGATTAGCAACAGTTAAATCATCAGTATTGTTTTGCAGTTTTAATTCTTCATAAAACTTTTTACCTAAAGCAGACTTTATATGTGCTAACTCTGCAAGTAATATTGTGTTACTAGAAATTAAAGCAGGATCAGTATTAAAATTAGTAAAGCTATTACTAATAACTTGACCTGCTGTTACTAAAGTTTTATATTGATTTACGTTTGCCATTATGATTCTTGATTTTGAGATTCAACTTCAGTTACTTGTAATTCACTTTCACTATCTCCAATACCATCTTGGTCATCATCTCTAGTTACAATAATCTGCTCTCTATCTGTCAAGAACATATTACCTTCTTCAAGCATAGGGAAATCTTCATCAAGCATTTTTCTTTGCTCATTGATAGTAAGTATTTTAGTAGGGTCAAGCTGTGTAGCAAAAGAAATAGGTGGCTCGTATTGGATTAATAATTCCTCTCCTAAAAAACCCATCTCTCTATATAGAACATCTTTAATACCTTCTAGTAATAAATCAGAAGTATCTTTAATTACTGTAGTCATTGCCATATCATAAGCAATTCTAATTTCACTACCTGTGTTATTCATCTTACCTGAACTAACAATACCTGCTAGTGCAGGTTGCCATCTATGTGCAGTTATAATATTTTGGTCAGTAATTTTTTGTAGGTCTATCCAACTACCTTCTTGATCATCTTTTATAATAGAAACATTTGCAGGTGAAGTATCTCCATTTTTTACAATAAACATTATTTTTCCGTTGTTTCCTTCTCCAACAAATTTTTGTTGTGCTTCTTTAACTAATTTCTTAGCTTCTTCTTCACCCATATCACCACTAATTTCAACGATTGCAGATGGCTGAAATCCGTTTTTAAACTTTGTAAAGTTCCACTTACCAATTTCATAGTCAACTGCAATATGATCTAATGCAGCAACGTAATCAGGTAAACCATAATAAGTAAATGTTGGTTCGTAATCTTTAAAATGTACAACAAACCTACCAGTTTCAACTCTTGGATATAATGGTATAGTTTTTGTTTTATCTTTTGATGTAGTATATTTATCCCAATTAGGATGAACATAAACTTCTTTCTTGTTTTTAGCCATTCTAACAGTAGTAGAATCTATATGGTATAGATTAACACCACCCTCATAAGCAACACCTTCTAAGTAAGCATTTCCAAAAGTAAAGTAGTCATCTGCTAATTTTTTATAAACTTGTCTTAAAGTTTCTTTATCAGCGTTAACATCTTTTATGTATTTAGCAATTTCATCGTTATTAGTAATAAACTTAGCTCCACTTGTAAATACAGTCTTTTGTGCTAATACACTTCTATGTGTAGAAGATTTACGTTTTAGCTCTGCTAAATATTGGGGAAATAAGTTATTAGTTCCAAAAGGAATATAGTCAGTAGTAACCCTAGATATATCTTGAGGTTCTTCTATATTCTGAGGAACACTTAAATCAAAAACACCAAACTCAAAAGTATTACTCTTTTGTAGAGTCTGCTTTTTTACTTGACTTTTTCTTGCTGTTAGCTTTTTCTGACTCATCTTTAGTTTTTGTTGTTGATTCTTTAGTAATATATTTTTTTAAACCTGATTCTTCGTAAGCATGAGCTAATTCTTCTTGTGTAGCATTTGCCCAATCTAATACTCTATCTGAATTTTTACCATAATAAGTCTTTCCTGATGTAATTTGTGCTGTATATTTTGCCATTATTGTATATATTTTAGTGTGTGATAAATCTACATATTTATTATTACAATCACACATATTAATTAAAAAAAAGATAAATAGGGATTACAAAACCTCAGTTTAGACCTATTGAAATCTTTATTACTTTTACGTTGTAGTTGCTGTTAAACCTGTACTTCCAATAGTAATACCTACACCAGCAGCAGGATAGTAAGCATTTGGTGCTTCAAATTGTGTGCAAGTTAAAGTAACAGTAACACCATCTTCATCAGAAAACGCTGCTCCAGTTCCACCTTCTATAGATGCAATTCTTGCCCAAGTTTGACTTCTAGCTTTACTCTCTAAATTACTTAAAGTATCACTAGCACCAATTAACATACCTTGATAAGCATTAGTTGAACCAGTACCATTAGTTAAAGCAACATTAGTATCTACACATAAAACCATTAAACATTTACCTTGCATTTCTTGCAATCGTAAAAACTTTTCTTCTGATAATCTAGGTAAATACATAGATACTGTACATTCGTATGTAGTTATATTTTTACCTTCGTTAGTAGCTGCAATTGTTAAAGAAGAACTTTCTATCTTACTTTCGTAAACTCCCCAGTTCATTACTCCTAAAGAACCACCATCTGGTGTGTTTTTTAAAGCAGTAACAGACCAATTACCAGAATGGTCAAATGTTACAGTATCTGCTGAGTTAGCAGGAGAGTTCCATTCTCTTATTAAAACATGAGATAAACCACCTGATGCTTGTAAGTCTGTGCAACCTATTGATAATCCACTTTCTATTGACATATTATTATTTTTTTAAATTATTAATTTGTAGTTGCTGAACTTGTAGTTCCATTAACATAATAAGTAATTGTACCACTAAATACTCTTGGTAATTCATACTGTTTTGCCATTAATGTTATTGTTAATCCATTATCATCATTGTAAGCAGCTCCAGTACCACCCTCCATTCCAGACATATCTAAATAAGTTTGGTTTCTACTGTTTACTTTGTTGTTTTCATATTTTTCACTTACACCTATAACAAATGCAGTACCATTAGTATCTACTGCAATCCCCATCATACATTGATTAAGCATATTTTGTAACTCATGAAATTTTGCTGTATCCATTTTAGGTAACATAAATGATAAACCACATTCAAAAGCAGTTGAACCATTTTCTTTTGTTGCATTAACAGTTAAAGCAGGAGATTCATTTTTAAACTCATATAAAAACCAAGTAGCTGTTGATCCACCTGAATCTGTTAAACTTGTAATACCATGTGCTGCTGCTGAATTTGCATAAGTTATATCATCTCCAGTTGCCCAACTTCTTAGCAATATGTGTTTTATACCACCTGATGCTTGAACATCAGCACAACCAATTTCTATACCTTTATCTATAGCCATATTATTATTTTTTTATAAATTATTAAAAGGTAAATAAGAGAGAGCTTTTACACTCTCTCTATCTACATTGTTGTTATATTACTACTCCCCATTGAACAAGTGAGTCATACAGATACTGTACACCTAACTTGAAGTAACCTCTAAAGAACATTTTTTCTTCTAAATCATCATAGAATACTTTGAATGAACCTTCTGGGTCTGAAACATCTGAACCAATAATTAAGTTCTCAGTTGCAACGTAACAAGCTCCATTTGAGAAGTTTGTTGCAGTTCCACCAATTGTTACATTAAATATTGTAGGGTTAGTTGCAGCTAAGATAGTGTCCCACTCATACATTGGAACAACTTGTACTCCTCTAAAACTTACTCTTTGGTAACCATCTACTGTGTTTACAATTCCTAAATCAGCAGTATTACCTTCTAAGTTAGCTAGGTAAGCATTAAAGATTTTAGGAGTTACAAAAAATTTCTTCTCAGAAGAAGGAATTTGCTGTAAGTTTGCAGGAGCTTGGTCATACATTTTTCTTAATAGATCGATAGCTTCACCTGCTAATGGAGCAGTTTCTACACCTGCTACAGTAACTCTTGCAGATACTACAGGAGCTTGAGCGCCCATTAATTTCATCCATCCATCAAATGCAGTATAGTTTGTTGTAGATGAATCACCACCCCAAGCTAATCTTACTACATCAGAACCAATACCTTTAACTGCACGATTTACAATCGCATCAGCTAATTGAGTTCCTTCTAGGTTCATTACATCTACACCATTTCTGTACATTTCTTCAATGTAAGTTCCAAAGAACTCATCAGTACATTGCTCTAAAGCAACTCTACATCTACCTGCAGTTATTGTTTTATTGTCAATATCAAATTGTACTACTGGGTCTTGACTTGTTCCTGCACAAGCTGTATAAGGTTGTACAATGTTTTTAAGAGCAGCAGAAGTATAAACATTCATTTTATGTTTAACATTAGGTATTACCCTGTAGTTAGACATAATGTCATCACTTCTAAATACTGGCTCGTAAAATATTTCATTTAAATTAGCACCTCCATAAGTTGCGAAAGTGCCTTTATTTGCTACGTTTCCTGTTGCCATTTTTTTTTATTTTATATTATTAATTATTAAATTTTCTTCTAACTCTATCAGCCATTGCATTGTAAAAACTAAGGTTTCCATCTACACTTTTGTTTTCTACAACTGCAGGATCACCATCTGTACTAATTTCAGTACCTTTAGCATCTGCTTTGCTTAGTAAAGCGTTTAATCTTTCAATTTCATTAGAAAGTGTTTCGTTTTGTCCTTTAGATGAAGTTAGTTCTTCTTCTGCAGAAACGATTTTGCTATTTAAGTCAGTAACACTTGCTTCAAAAGAAGATAATTTATTAGATATTTCTTCATTATCAGACAGGTTTACATTAACTTCTGTTTCAACAACTTCTGATTTATTGTCAGCACCTTTTACAGTAGCAACAATTTCATCAACTTTATTGTTAAACCAATTTTTTAACTCTTCAGTCATTTTTTTATTATTTATGTTAATATTTAATTTATTATGTATCTGTTCCGTAGTAATGTTTTTAAATTTAGAAACATCGTACTTCGCTGCTACCTTTATAGAATCAGAAATAGTATCAATAAACCCTAAGTCATATGCTTCTTGTGCATTTAACCAAGTTTCTTCATCCATCATTCCAATGATTCTATCGTATAACAATCTTGTTTTCTTTTGATAAATATTAGCAATTTCACCACTAATTTTTTCCAAAACAGATGCAGTCTTTCGCATATCTTCTGCTTCACCCATTGCACCTCCCCAAGCATTGTGTATCATAAAAAGAGAGTTTTCAGCCATAACAACTTCATCAGCAGCTAAAGCTATAACACTACCCATACTTGCAGCAATTCCTTCAATATATGCTGTCGTTCTGTAAGTTCTCTTTTTTAGTATATTGTATATAGCCATTCCATCAAATACATCACCACCTATACAGTTGATTCGTAAATTGATTTCTGTGTCTTTATAATCTTTTATTTCATTAATAAAATCTTGTGCAGTAATTCCATAAGCACCAATTTCATCAAACAAATATATGTCTACAACTGAATCAGTTGCTTTTCCTTGTATGTTGTACCATTTTTTGTTCATATGTGCAAAATTAAATCATAAAGTAATTATATCTACCTAATTTCTATACAAAACTTTTAATAAGTTATATTTTCAGATGCTTTAGCTTTTTTCCTGTATTTATAAACTATATTTTGTGCTTGACTTTCACTTACTTCATATTTAATAGATAAGTCCATAAAAGTATGTGTTCTATTACCTTTATTAAATTGTAATCTCCTATCAAAATCTGCTATAATCATATAGTTTCTTAACCTTCTAGGATCAATCATTCCTCTTTCAGTTAAATGTCTTAATATATCTTTTTGTGTAGCAGTTTCACCAAATCTTCTTAAAACCTCTTCACACATTAACTCTAAATAATCATAAACAATATCTACTTTATTAGGTTTTTTAGACATTTTGTTTCCATTTTAAACATATTTCATCCCAAAATTTAATTACAGCTTTTCTGCAATCAGAGCAATTTATATCTTGTTTGTGTCTGGGAAATATTTTATGCCATTCATCATATAATATTTGAATTGAATCTGGTTTATGTCTACTATAATTAAAAATATTATAATTATTTTCTTTAACAACATTTTTAATATACTCTCTATCATTTAAAGTTATTGATTCAGCTATTTCTTCAAAATTCATAAGTTATTTTTAAATTATTACCATTTACCTTCTGGACATTTTCCATACCATTCAGACTTTAAAGATGTTTTTGCATCTAAGAAACAAGAGCATTTAGCACATCTTGAACCTCTATTTATTATAGGTCTTTTAAGCATTAAAAAATTCCTGTAAAAAGTACATTTTTTACAAATAGCTAGTCTTTCTAATTTTGTTTTTTTATCAACAAACATATGTTAATTTTTAAATTGTTGCTTCAGCTTCTATAACTGAAACAGTATTCTGTGATGTAGTAATATCAGATTCTACTACTACAACTCTACTTCCTTGACCCATTGCTCCCATCATACCTGCTTGACTTGTTGCATTAAATTGTGATTGTGCAAAGGATGGCATATTCATTAAACCACCATCAGCAAACTTAACACCTCCTCCTGCAGAGTTCATAGCAGATAATTGATTTCTAAACATTGCTGTACTACGTTTATT